ATTTAGGCGGATGTTCATTGGTACGTTGATCATGGGACAAGGTGATGCATCAGGAAGCTTTGCACAATCACAGTCACAAGTAGAAGTCATGAGAATGATCCTTGACGGTGTGCATGAAGAAATCGCAGGAGCAATACAGAAAAAGGCAGATCAGCTCTGTGATTGGAATTTCAGAGGTGCAAGCAAGCCTAAGATTGGATTTGAGAAATTCGAGGATAAAGACATCATAGGACTCATGAATGCACTCGAACCATACTTCAAAGACATGATAGTTGACAAAGGCGACTGGATGGACGATGTGATAACAGAAGCCGTAAAAGAGTACGCAAACATCGACATAGACATGAACAAAGCATCAGAACCCGCAGACACCACACTACCACAAAATGACATCTCCAGCATTCCTGGCGATGAGAACGCACCACTCAATGACATATTGAAATCAACACTACCTCCAAGGTGATTAAATGGCAATCTCACCAGCCCTTGTACGGCAAACAAGGCTCAATGAAAAGAAGATGCAACGCCTCATGAACGACATCAGAGCCGACGTGGTGCGAACAACCCAGAACAGCAAGAACCTAGACCAATGGATCCAAAAGCTTGGAGGCATTGTGGTACAAAACCCATTCACAACAGGTGTTGCATCAGAAGAGGCACAGAAGATAGTTCAAAGCATTACAAGTGCTACAAAGCACAGCGCATTACCAAAAGGAGGCACCCATGAGCTTGTAAAAGGTGTGATGAGCGAAAACACGATGCACTATGTTACCAAACTCGGTGATGACATGAAAACCGAGCTACGAAAGATAGCAGTCAAAAGCTACGATAAAAACCTCGCACCACGTGACATCGCAAAGGAGATGAGTGATAAGATAGATTCACTCTCCCAGAGCAGGGCACAGGTCATCGCGAGAACAGAAACCATGAGGGCATCAAACCTCGCAAACTACAGCAATGCAACAATGAACATGGGAGCAAAAAGCTTCACTGTTGATTCAGACCCTAACTGTTGCCCTGAATGTGATTCAACTTATGGGCATGGTTCGATAGTGTTCTCTGCCGACCAAGTGGACATGCTCCCACCTTTACATCCAAATTGTTATGATTCAAAAACCGAAGTGTTCACACACAAAGGATGGAAACTGTTTAAAGACGTTGAGGATACTGATTTAATCCTTTCAATGAACCCTAAAACCCATGAAGTAGAGTTTATTCCATTTATACAAAAAGTAGAGTACCGCCATGTAGGGGATATGTATCATATACATAATAAATGGTTTGACATGAAAATAACGCCAGACCATGAGGTTTATGTTGAGAAACGTGTCGACCATGGAAAAGCAGGCAGACCATTAGAACCATTTTTCATAAAACCTGAAAACCTCCATTCCGAACATCGAATCCCCCGAACCTGTGAACACAACATAAAATCACCCGAGTTTATAGATGTTAATGGACTTAAATTTAGATCAGAAGATTATGCGTTCTTCATGGCATGGTTCATATCAGAGGGGAGTGTTCTTCATGATAAGGAAGACGCAAAGGCTCGCGGATACCCAATAAAGATTTCACAACACATTGAAAAGAACAGAACTTTATTGAAAGAAAGATTAACTAAAATCTCTCAGAGCATAGGCTTAAAATTATCAATACAAAAACAAAGTTTTGAATTGTATTCAAAAGCCTTATATGACTATTTAGAACCATTGGGATATTCTAACAAAAAATATATTCCAACCGAACTATTTAAATTATCTAAACATGATTTAAACGTTTTTCTTGACAACTATGTTAAAGGGGATGGATACGAACAGATTTCTTCAAATAAGATGGTTCAAAATTCATCTGAAAGGCAGGTGTTCACATCTTCAAGAACATTAGCGGATGGTTTGTCTTATTTAATCCTTTTAGCAGGGTTTTGTCCTTCTATAAGGGTTGATAATGCGAAAGGAAAGGAAGTTGAGTTTAAAAACGGAGGATATAAGATAAACAACGATCTTGTCCGGATTTCAATTAACAGATCAAAGCATGCAAACATCGCAAATTGTTCTATAGATCTGATCCCCTACAATGACATGGCGTACTGTCTTGAACTTCCAAAATGGCACACGTTATGGATTAAATCGAACGGGAAGACCTCATGGGGTGGCAATTGTAGGTGTGTTGCTATGTATAGTACGCATACAGCTGAGGATTTCGCAGATATGAAAGATGAGCGTAGTGTTTATTCTGGAGGCGATGAAGGTGAGTGAATTTATAATCGGGTTCTTGATTGGAATGATTTTTGTATTGTTGATTTTTATGTTTGCACTCCGGGAGGGAAGGTGATTAAATGAAGATTCCAGACATGATAACTGTTGCAGGTATAACTTACACAGTCGAGAAAGTACCTCAATATTCTAAAGAATTAGAAGGTAATTGGGGGATGCACGGCTATAAAGAACAGATGATCTGGTTAAATGAAGATTTAACTGGGGATGTGTTAGAACAGGTCTTTTTACATGAGGTTACTCATGCCATCTGCGAAATAATCAATGCTGGGCAAGATGAAGACTTTGTTGAACGATTCTCTCAGATATTACTTCAAGTTGTTCAACAGTTGACTGAATAATCCATTCTTTGTTCAACCGACTACAATTTATAGTGGGTTCAATTCTTAATTTAAACCCTTTATTTTACAATTCAACTTTTCTTATTCATTTTCACTTTTCACAACTTCCAATTTACTGCGTTATATTTCAAATATAACGAAATAAAGAAGTTTTCACATTTTTTGTTTCAACACAAAAGCAGACGGAGGTGTTGTAAATTGTAAATGGTACAATCTGGAAGACCGGAACACACCACATGTGGCTTGATGATAAGCCAACACGTGTTCATGCAACACCAGAAAGCGTAAAACAAGATTATGAGATTTTAAAACAGAATTTACCAATTCCAATAGGTATCGATCACTTAGATGACAAAACACTTAATCAGAACCCGATTTTAAAGAAGATGAACCTCCTCAACGTGGGGAGTATAGACGATGTTAAACTTGAAGACAACGCGATAAGAATTACAGAATCCAAAATAACCAATCCAACAGTCCAAGAATTGTACGACAACGGCGAACTAACTGATTTCAGTTTTGTATCAGACATGTACACTGATAAGTGCAAGACAGGACTGGCAGATGCAGTTGAAAAGTATTCTGTAATAAATAGGGTGGACTTTGTGGAAAAAGGGGCTTGTAAAGAGTGCAAAGTTGATTATAACAATGCGCAGGCAAGCGTACCACAAAGGGCACAGGCAAAAGCGATAATAAAAGGAGATGGAACAATGGCAGATGGAAATGGAAACCCAGATCAGAATGCAGGAGATCAGAACCCCGGGGACGGTTCAGATGCAGAACCAACCATACAGGACGTTCTAAATGCAATACAGGAACAGAATAACTTTTTGAAGAGTAGTATAACAGCGATAGAAGGAGCATTGAAGATAAAAGCAGTGCCACAGGATGGACAACCACCAGCAACACCCGCAGCACAGCCGGCAGCACCAGCACAGGCAGGAGATGCAACACCAGATGACGAAAACAATAACTCTGAACCAGCCGCAGCTTCAGACGCAACAGAACAGAGGATCATAAAACTTGAAAAGGAAGTGAAAGCGCAGAAAGCACTTGCAGCAAAAGCACAAGCAGCAGCAGTCGTGGACGGCTACCTCAAAGAGGGTAAAGTCAAACCCGCAGACGTTGAAAACCATATAGCTCTCGCAATGGACGTAGAGGACAAATATAAAGCAATCATGGACACTGCACCTGTTGTAATAGACATGGAGAGACACAGCAGAGCAGAGGCCAGTTCATCCGACGATGAAGAAGACATAGACCTTGACAAGTCAATGAAAACAATTGACGCAGCAATAGGTAAGAAGGAGGATTAAGAAGATGGCAAAATTGTATACATTTGGAAAACTAGGCCCCGTTCTCACATTCAAAGCCAAAGAGGGCGATTTAAGCATCCAGAAGATCAGGACGGTTGGGGGTAATATCCACGGTCCGGTCTTCACAGCACCCCTAGAGGTTGGAACATACGTAAAACTTGTTGGGGACATGGAAGTAGGCCCTTGCACCAAAACAGACACTGAATGTATCGGTATTGTTGTAGATGACCCTGAATTTAAAGGACAGCAGCCAACAACAGCCGCATCTTATGGGGCATACGAACAGAGGCAGTGTGGTGTTGAATTATTCGGAAAAGCTGTTAGGATGGTACCCCTTGAGGCTGCAAACACTGAAGTTGATTTCGGTAACAGTGTCAAGTTCGGAACAACAACCGATCAGAGATTCGATAAAGCAGCAGCACTCAACACAACAAGAGTTTTATCCGGAGCAGCAGCCAGCAGTGGCGCTAAAATACCCGTACTATTCGGATTCTTCGGAGCATTACCAACAGGAGCATAAGGAGGTTAATAAATGTCAATACAAACATTATCCGCGGATTTCTTACTAAGAAAACACAATACAGAACTTTATTTAATGAAATTAATTGAACCAAAATTATATTTTTTGGACGTGATGCCAACGGCCAACAGCGACACTGGAGAGTTCCCAACAGTCCTTAAAGAGCCAACCGCAGCAGAGGACACAGCAAACGGAGTTATGAGTGAACCACTCGACACTTCAGAGCTTTCAGAACTCACAGAAATAGAGATAAGCCCATTAAACGCTGTTCTCGGTAAAACATCCGCTGTCGGGTACAAGTTCAAGTACAGTCAGAAATTCCTGAACAGATCAGACAGTGACGCAAGAGTGCAGAATGCATTTTCAAAGATCGCGGCAGGAATGGCACAGAAGATCAACGTATTGCTCGCACAGGACATTGTGACTGCTGCATCAGTTGCACTTCCAAGCGGTCTATCTGCATGGAGTACAGCAATAGACCCACGAAAAGACGCAATATCAATGAGGCACCAGTTCAGCCCTGCTGATTCACCATTCACCCTCACAGACGCCTACATCAATGACACACTCTACAAAGAACTTGAAACCTACTACATGAGCATGGAATGGCCTTTCAACTCCGATGCAATTGACGTTGACGGTACAACCTTCCACAACGTGAAAAACAGCTTCGCAGGGATGTCTGACAACTTCTTAGGGCTTGACAGCAACATACCGGCAGGCATAGTTGAAACCTACGTCGACCCTGACTTCTCAACAATACAATCCTCAATACTCCAGGATCCACAGAAAGCAATCAACCTCCCACCAGCATTGATCAACGTCAACCAATACAGAGAACAGGAAGCCCCACACAACAACGTGTTTGAAATTTGGGCTGAAATAGGTTACAGTAATCAGGAACCAAAAGGAGCAATGGCAGGAACTTTATCCTAAGTTCCAATGCTCTTTTTAATGGAGGATTCAAACAATGAAAAGTTATATTGAAGTTAGACGAGCAATGGGGGGCCCTTTCAAAGGACTTTACGATCTGATCTCAGACGTGGCCGGTGATGTTGGTAGTGCATCCAGTATTAAAACGTTCAAATCAGATGAACAGACAGGTACAGGTTCAGCACAGACAATACCACACGGTTTAGGAGCAACACCAACTTTAGTGTTCGTGGTTCCAACCTTGGTAGGCACAGATGGTGTTACAATCACAGAAGGCACACATGGAAGCGTTAATTGTTCAGTAACAGTGACATCAGGGGCAAAATACAAGGTCATAGCTCTATTAATCCCAACAAATTAATCTAATTTCTTCTTTTAAATTTTGGAGGCGTAACTATGACTTATGGTGACGCTAACGCAGTAACAGTAAGGTTGAGTGTTGAGTCAGTAACGGTTGAGTCAGAACTAATAACTGCCGCCCTTGACGCTGCAGACGCATGGATTGAATCAAACATCACAAAGAACAGGTTACCCTTACCTCCTGCGGGCAGTTCAACGATAATCACACAAGCTGCAACATTCTACGCCGTAGCAGATACGCTTGAACCTTTTTTCAACAGCACAGAAGATGAAAACAAGAAGTCAGAGTATTATTTAGAAAGGGCAAACGAGCTTTTAAACGATTACATCACAGCAGCACTTGACCAACAAGCCATAAATGGTACTGTGAACTCTGTTAACCCTTATAGCTCCAGCCAAAGCCCCATAAGGCTCGGTGGAGACTTGGACGATAGGTGGGGTGAATGTGACAGGCGCTATTGAGATCGATGTTCAAGATGAAGCGTTACTTGCAGCACTACAAACCAAATCAGACCAGATGCCCGACAAGCTCAACGATTTAGTCAATGAGGCCGGTTTCATTGTTCAAAGACACGCTGTTGAAGAGGCACCACGTCGAACAGGGAATTTAAAAGGTTCAATAAGGGTTGAAGAGAACGGCCCTCTCAGTAGAATTGTTTACCCCGATCAGGGTGTGGCTCCTTATGCTTTATACGTGATTTTAGGGACAGCACCACACACGATACAAGGTAATCCTTGGTTATACTGGGATGGAGCAGAACATCCAGTCAGACAAGTACAGCATCCGGGAACAGCACCAAATCCGTTCCTTGATGAGGCTTCAGACGCTTCAGATGCAGAAATAGACGCAGAGGTGGAGAGATTTGAGCAGTGGTGTACTGACTTCGGATAGGTATAAAAAGATACAAGCAATCCCAACAACAATAACTGAGCTTTTAGAAGATACAAATTTCTTTAGAGACGTTTTAAGGGGGTATCCTGAAGGAATGAACACATTTAAAGGAGGCATAGCTTCTGTATATTTCAACACGATGTCCTTTACAGAGACAATGCAGGGGCGGAACAAACCTGAATTTGTGAACTCGGTGATTGGGATAACAGAGAAAGGATCGAAGACAGAAGTCCATGACAGAATAATAAACAATTCACTATGCGTTTTAGAGAAGTTTGGAGGCTTACAAGACGTACCAGGCGATCCGGACTGGATTACACTCAAAGGGAATGTGAGAAACACGTTCATAGATTTTTTCCAGATCAACCCAGAACGATATGGAAAATCAATGTTAACAACGTCAATTATCAAATTAAAGCACGATATAAGATGGTAAAATTAAAACAAGAAGATAGGAGTAAAGATTATGGTAGTAAACAGATATGTGGGCTTTAAAGAGGAAGCCAGTTTCGGGACAGAAGCATCAGTACCAATGGCATTTGACATGACTGACGGCATTTCAACTATGGCTCTTGATGCACCTGATGATCCAAACATAGCCGTTCCCACCTTGAACCGTTTTCAGAAGAGACACGTACCCGGCTTTTACAGTCCAGACGGCTCAATGGAACACACAATAGACATAAACACAATTGGATGGTTCCTAAAATGGTTGCTCGGTGGATATAAATTCACGGCAGGCTCTGAAGGGGGATTAAATACACATGAATTTTATTCAACTCAAAGCATGGTTCTTCCATCATTCACAACAAGGACAGGAAAAGATACATTTGAACATGTGATGCTTGGTTGTGTATTGAACAATATGGAATTAACGATTGATAAAGACCTTGCAACAGCAAAGACTGACATAATAGCACAGAAAGATAAAAAGGCAGCACTAAGAACAACACTCAATGAATTAGACGACACAATATACCCGATTGCATTCTACAACGTGAACACTACAATCGGCGGTACGAGCGTATCACAGGATGTTTTAAGCTGGAAATGGACATACAAGAATGGAATAAAGGCAGAAGATGGTTTAGGTCAAGGTAGTAGGTTCCCATATTCTCTCAACGCAAAGGATGGGAGTACAGAACTTGCAATCAAGATCAACGATGACGGATCCGAGAAACTGGAAGCCTTTTGGGGGAATGCCACAGGACCATCTAATGATCCACAGGCATTGTTTGCTGTTCAATCTATATTTGACAGTGGTACATTTGGAAACATGCATATAAACTTCCCAAGGAGTTACTACACCAAAGCACCAACCGACATTAAAGAAGCAGAGCCAAGAACACCCGAACTGGGAATCGGTATTGAAGCAGATGAAATAACACTTGCAGACAGCACAACAAAGGTAGTATCACCAGTATTAATCACATTGCAGAACAAACAGCCAGAGTACAAGTTAACAGCTTAATTTACTTATTCTATTTTTTTAAAGGGGGATTAAACACATGGTAAATGAAGAGTTAATTCAAGAAATCTTAACAGGCGTTAATAACACAATCACAGCAGAGATAGAAGGTTTAAAATCAAAAATAACCCTTAGGCCTCTCGCAACAAAGGAGATCATGGAATTAAGGAAGCTTGAAAAGGGAACATCGAAGGGAACGTTGAAGATGGATCTCCCTGACGCGAAGGATGGAATGCGGCAGATTAAAAAGGAGAATATACGTGAGAAAGTCAAACAGCTCGAACAGGATATAATCTACGCTGATATTGAGGAAGGGAAAGACAATGTTATCTTAAAAGCCGTGAGTTACAGCTCCGAAATTCCAATCGAGCAGATAGAGAAGTTCCCAATCAAAATTACAGAGGACATCTTCGCGAAAGTCATGGAAATCTCAAATGTAACAGAAAAGGATTTAGACATGTTGAAATCGTTTCGCAAAGAGTAACCACGGAAAACAGATAGGCAGACTACATTTCATGGGAACCCCAATAGTCCAGACACAAGGAGAATGT